TTTGAAATTACCAACATATAACTCTCCTTGTGCAACCAAAGGAGTTGTTCTAATCGGCAATCCTTTTACACTTGTACCTCCAACTGTAGTAAATGGTGGTAAAACATATTGTGATGTAGTAGGGTCTTTTTCTAGCTCCATTGCTGTTGCATCGCTTGGGTGCATCAAGATAGCTGTTGGAAAATCATTTGTCAATTCAATTTGATTGATAGCTATTCTAATAACATCAGCAGTATTTGGATTTACAACTGTATCTGCAAAAGAACCAGCAACAAAAGGAACAGCATTTAAGTCAATTCCTGCTATATTATTTCCTGTTCCATCTCCATTTAAAACTGAATTTTCAGTAAACAATCTCAACTGCTCATCAATTTCTTTTTTGATGTCATTTGCCATTCCATCAATATCGTCTAACATTTCTTTTGAAATAGTAACGATTATTGCTTCTTTTTTAGCATTTTGAGAATGTAAAGACAAATCCCAATCTCCTTGAGGTTTCAATCCTCCCTCTGCTGTCATGGCTACACCGCCATCACGACCTGTTTTTTCTACCCACTCAATAACTTTTGCGTTTGTTGTAGAAGTATCTACAATGTCAAGTAAAATAGGCGTTCTTCTAAAAGTATCTTGAAATCCTGATACTCTTTCAAATCTACCTACTTGACCTGTTGCGTTAGTTGCAAATGTCATAGCTCCAGCAGCTTTAATTGTTATTTGTGCTTTTCGCTCCGAGCTTGTTTTCATTTGCTCAATAATATCTTTTTTATCAATAAGAGCATTTTTAATTGAAGTTAATAAATCAACTTCTTCATCTGACTTATTGCTTAAATTATCTTTTAATACATTGATGTTTTCCTCAATAGTATTAATAGACGTTTTAAAGGCTTCAATATCCTCTTGTTTTGCTCCTTTGTTTGCTAATTCCTGAACTTCTTGCTTTAATGCTTCTAATTGTTCAGTAGTAGCTGTTTTTGCTTGGTAATTATCTATTTTCTCTCCAAGCTGTTTGATTACTTCTTCCATTTTTATTAGAATTTTGTTAATAGTTTTTTTAATTGTTCCTCGTGTTTTTGAGTGTCTTTTGACGGCTCATTTTCAAGAGTGTCATCTGACGGCTCTTGTAAATCTTTATTTTCAAGTGTAGGCGTTGCGGAATTACTTCCCATAACTACTGCGCTACCTTCTATAATCTTTGCTTCTTTAACTACCCAGAAATAACCTCTTTCATCAGCAACTTCTTTATTTGCTATTATTGGATAAAATTCATCCCAAATAGCTTTTTCCTCTTTGTTCCATTCAGCTTCTGAATTAATTGCTAATTCTATGTTTACATAGCGCATACCTACAGAATGATTTTTAACCCATCCTTTTGAGTATTGCTTTAACATAAATTCGTTGCGTTCTCTCTCAATAGTACTTTCAAATATTAATGCCTCTGTTTTTCCATCATAAGAAAACCCTAATTGTTTCCAAGCCATTGATTTTGTATATCCTTTAGCATTGTCGCTTATGATTTTGTCAAAATCTCTATCATGTTCCTGTAAATGTAAAAAGCCTTTTTCTGCATTATCTTTTATTGATTTATTCCAAATACCATTTACATGTACATCACCGTGACTATCTAAAAAGTTTGTTGTGTTTATTACAACTTTAACATTTAAAGCATCAATGTTGTTTGCTTGCTCTTGAGGTGTATCGCTCTTATTAACGTCTATATTAATTGATGCGTCAACATATCCACAAGAAATAGCATCAGCTCTTTTTTCTGCTGATTTCTTAATAGAAATTAATTCTTTCTTATTGTCAACAAGAGCTTTAAACAATTCTTCTTTTGTTTGAAACTCTCTTTTAGGAAAATCAATAGTCTTTATCATTTCTTTACTATTTTACCATTAAGCAACACATCTTTTTTTAATTGATTTTGCTGTTTAATTCGTTCTATTTCTTCTTTAGTCAATTCTTTTTTGTCTTTGTCTTGTGCCATCACCCCATTATTTCAGTTAGTTTATTTATAACATCAGCATCGCTCATTCCTAATTCTTTAGCAATTTTTAAGTTTTGCAGTTGTTTTGATTGCTTGTCTGCTCTCTCAACTTCCACAACCTGATACATTGACAAATGTTTGAAATCCATCTTTATTCCTTTTAAATTAAAGGTGGTTTCAAAAGTGCTTATTAAGTTATTTGCTTTTGGCAATATTGCATATTCAACGTGTCTTACTAAAGCTGTTTCTTTGTCTTTATAGTTTCCTGTCTTTATATAAGCCTCTGAAACTTCACGAGGGATATTTAAAACGATACAAATTGCTAAATAAGTGTTCCAGTAAGCATCGTCAAGCTTCTGTCTATCTCTGTTCTCTACAAATCTCTTTACATCAATAGGCGTTTGTGTCACATGTATTCCCTTATCAGTTTTAAGACTACTTTCAACGCTTTGTTTTTCTGGTTCTCCCATCATTGGAGAAGATATATCAGATGCTTCTGTAACTCCTGTTGCCATGAATTGACCAGAATAAAACAAATTGTTAGCGTTTGCGTCTAAAGACAACTCGTTATTATTAATCACTTTGTAAAGTGCGTCTATTTTGCTTATTCCAGTAAAATAATTACTACCTGTTCCGTTTGTAGTATCGTACAAAAAAAGCAAGTCACTCATTAAGATGCTTTCTTTAACTCCATCGTTATTATAATCTACTCTTTGAAGCATCAACTTATCATAATCTGATTTACTTCGATGCATTCGGCTAAACAACTTCTTTTGCTCGCTACTGAAATTCAAACACGCTGGATTTAACCAATACAAAGGGTTATTTTCGCTTTTGAAATCGTTGCTATTCTTTCTCATTATAGCAACTCCAAAAGTTTGTATAAAAAAAACATAATCCCAAAAGAATTGCTCCCATGACTGGAAATAATTTGGTTTTGGCTTTATTTGTTTTAAATAATCTAATTGCGTTGGTTTATTATCTTTGTCGTACAGGTGTACTCTACCTAAACTCATTAGGTCTGCATTCAAAGAAACTGCACTCAACAAAGCTGGATTTTCTTTTACTGTCTTAATCTTTTGGCTGTCAGGTATTCTGCTAACATTTGAACCACCAAAAAGACGAAAAAACCAATTACCTTGTCTATCTCTTTCAGCAGATGCTAATGTTGAACTCCCCCAACTAAAATTAAAACCTATATTACCCATAAAAAACAAAAACCTTAACCAACGCTATAAGCATCAGTTAAGGCTAAACTTAATTTGTGTTGTCTTTTGTAACCACGTTTCACAACGTTATTAAATCAAAATATGAAAAACTGTCTATGCAAATATAATTATTTTTATTTAATCTAAATAAGAATAACAAATATTTTTATCATTTTCTAATAATTCCTCTTTTATGTAATTCCATAACTACATATCTTATCGCATCAATAGTATGATTATCTGCATCTTCAACTTCATCTATCATTACACCATACCTATCTTTTTTATATGAATAGCTTTCCTGTTCATTTTCTATATTTGTTGAAATAGAAGTGTAGTAAACATTTAAGTTTTTCAACAAACTAATTCCGTCAATTATACTATTATGTTTTTTTTCAACTCCATAAGCTCTTGAATATCCTAGTTTACGCAATGATATTATTTTGTTTGGATTTGCGCTGTCACAAATAATATCTTTTCTTTTGTCTATATTTAAACGCATAAATAACCAGTTGATTAATCCATGTTCATTTGATAAGATGTTTTTTCTTTCTTCTTGAGATAGTTTTTCTAACCATTTATTTTCGCTTAAATAATTCAACTCGTGAACATATAGATTTCCATCATAATATTTAACTTCAACAATAGCAAAAGGGTCATTTTGTCCCCAATCTACCCCTATATAGGTTTCTTTGTCTATGTTTAAATAATCAGCGTATGAAATAGTGGTAAAACTAAATACTCTTTCAGGTTTTTCTGCTTTTAATCCTAATCCATAAACATTCCATTTGTACTCGTCAGCAGTTCCTAAAAGTATATTTTCCTCTGTAGGCTCATAGCTTTCAATTTTTCTTTTTTGTTCAATAGGACAAAATGGATTGTCTTTATAAGTGGAATGTATGACTATTGCATTAGGTAGTTTGCTTATTTTATCAATCCAATGCAATTTCTTTGGGTTCCAGTCTATAAACATTAAATCACTACGCTGGTCTATTTGATCAAATGTATCTTCACTAATTTTATAAGGTTCATTTAACCATGATACATTCTGTGTTAATCCGTGTACTTTTTCTTCATCGTCAGCTCCATGAATTTCAAATACACTATTTGAAGATGGGTAAGTGTAATAGCTTTCTGTTTTGTTTCTATTGTTTGGAATAAATCTATTTGATAGCTTTAATACTTTTTGGAAATCTTGCCAAACCGTATCTTTTGCGTCTTTTTTAGTATCACGCCATGCGGTTACTCTAAAGTTCTCATTACCCTCGCAAATCCTATGTATTAATTCTATTATAGAAAATGTCTTTGAACTCCTAGAACTACCTGTATTAATGATGTACTTATATTTCCGTTTACCATTCTCATCTTTAGCTTTTAAAGCTGAATAATTTTTATAAAATACTGGTGTTATTCCGTATTCCATTTTTTAATCTACTTTAAAGTCATCAATGGTTTTGCCATCAGGTAAGGTTATAGTCAAAGGACTAGATTGTAAAGGTTTGTCACCGCTAGTAACATCTGTTCGTTCAACTATATTGTTTAGTCTTTGTGTAATGCTTGGGTTTATCAAATTCAAAAGACCTAATTTAATCTGGTCAGCCCTTATTTCTTTTTTTATACGCGTACAGATAGGGAAATAATCTTTATAACTTTCATTTTTACCCTCAAAATATTCTGATAAATCAGGATAATTGATTTTCTCCACATTATTCATCACATAACATTCAAACCCCTCCATTATTAACGGCTGTTCTTTTTGTCTAAATACTCTTTCGGCATCTTTACCGACATAGTCCTCTACAAGCACAGGATTTTCTTTTACTTCTT